CCCGTCAGCATAATCTTCAATTCGAATTCTCATACCGGACTCCCATTGGCATCGTAACCCATTTCATACTTGCGAAATCCTTCCGCACCTAGGAAAGAGTGAAGCTTGTTGACGGTAACGATCATGTCAAATTCCCGGTCGCCCGTATGCTGAATGGCATGACCACCGGCTTCGATGAACTTCTCAACGATACCTTTCTGATCGTCAATCAGAAGTCGATGTTCCGTTGCAAACTCGCTCTTGAACTTCTTGCCGGGTGTAAAGTTGGCATGATATGGAATTCCGTGCAGTTCAAGCCACTCACGCTTTTGCTTGCAGATTTCTTCAAAGAAATCGCTGCCACCCGTAGACGAAAGAATCTCAGTCTTGATACCCGTCCACTTGACGTACTCTAGTAACTTCTCTGCGCCGGGAAGCATTGGCACCGTGATGAAGTGTCCACCCGAAACCCACTTGTGCCAGTTTTCATCCCAATCGTCGGGCGTGATACCCTTTGGATGAATTCCAATGACTCTATGGTATTCGGCTTCGAAGTTGGTTAGAACTCCGTCCATGTCAAGGTAAATTGTGCTGATCATTGTGTACTCACGCAAATGTAATTCGGTGTAATCAATCGGAAGGTGTATTTGTCGATGTTAAGATACGTCTTATTCATCCATTGCTCACCGGCAGCAACGCAGGCTGCTCTGGTTACGAAAGGCACATATGCGATAGCTACACCCTGCGTTCCTGCCATCGAAAGAATCAAAACCCAAGTCGGAATCATATGCATTCTTTTCCGTAAAAGGCTGTTCTCACTTCTTCACTCAATTTAACCAGTTCTACCCATTCATCTTCGGTGAACATCTGATCATCCAGATACTTCGGATGGAGAAAATCGGTGCCTTCCTGAATACCGATATGGTCGATGTATTTCTTCAACAGTTCACGATAGATGATCATACAAAATCCCACATGACGACACGTTGAATAACTCCCGATTCCTCGCACATGACTTTTGCGAAATCTAGATGGTAACTCACGCCTGCGCCTGCGCCTTTGAATGGAATGTTAGGTCCAATGATTTCCACGATACCGGCTTGAATGAGTCCACGGCAACAATCGGCGCAAGGTTGTGGTTCCCAATTGAGGTAGGCTTTCGCACCAACAGTGCTTACACCTTTACGAGCCGCATTGTAGATAGCATTGCGCTCTGCATGTTCAACCCACGAATACTTCGCAGGACGCGCCCAACGGTCGGCAAGCAATTTTTTCTCGGGATAGAACGCAGGGAAATTCTCCACCTGCACCATGACTTCCTCTTCCTCTTTCACGCCACGCGGAAAGCCATTGAAACCGGTCGCAATCACAGCATTGTCAGAAGTGACAAGCACACAGCCGACTTTGGTTGAGGGGTCTTTGCTTTTCTCGGAAACAAGAAAAGCCATCTTGATAAACAGTTCATCCCAATTCATATTAGAGTTCCATAGCGAAATATTACGGTTCAGTATACAACAAAAGATCAGGAATGTCCAGTGCTTCCGAATCCACCGTCACGTTCTGAATATGACTTAGGCTGTTCATCGACTACGTGGAACATTGCCGTATAGTTCTTCACGATTTCAGCTTGTGCGATTCGGTCGCCAGTGTCGATACGTTGAGTTGTATTACTAATATTGGTTAGCATTACGAAGATTTCTTTCTGGTAGTCAACGTCCACCACGCCCTCGGAGTTAGCCAGAATCAAACCATTCCTGAGTGACATGCCAGAACGCGCATGGATGCGAATGGAGTAATAGGCAGGATCATCACCTACACCGGAAATACGTGCGACCAATCCAGTCGGCACTAGCAGTCGGTCGCCGGGATTGATGTAACAACTACCGTTGTACACCATAGAATCAATAGATTCATTCTGGTTGTTGTATCCCTGAATGGAGTATCGTCCACAAGGATGAAAGGAAAGGTCGAAGCAAGCTGCCATGGTCGTTCCGTACTTTGGAGTCGGAACGTCAGGATGGAGTTTGAAAAGTTGGAGAATCACGGAATTCATAATAAGAGCCTCACTTATTGCGCGGGAACGTAATCCTCACGCTTCTTTTTGCCAATGTTGTACTTGGCTACCAGTTGCCAGTCATTCTTTTCCTTGTGAGGAAGAATCTTGATCTGGCTCAATGGTGCCACCGGTTCAGCCGACTTTGGAGCATCGACTAGCTTACACAATCCCCATTCTGCCATGAGGTTCGCAATGCTGTTTCTACGAGCAATGTCATTCTCAGAAATGTTGGATGGTTTGCCGTCCAGTTCGAACAGTTCCTTGAAATGGACGATATAGTACCGCCCCTGCTTATGCAGGATATGGCAGGACTGATACAGGACGTTTTGATTCTTGGCAGCAACCCCAATACGAGTCAGGGTTTCACGGACTTTCAGAAAGTCGTTCTTTTCTGCAAGAAGGACTTCCACTAGGTTTTCGGTACTCATGTTCACTCACCTTTTTCTAATTCTAATTTCAGTGAGTTGATTTGAGCCGGGGTAAGAATAGCCAGTGCTTCCAAAGCCTTTGCATTGGAGTATCCATAGTATTCTTTTACAACTGCCAAATCAACTGTCTCGACCTTTTTAGCCCATTTAGAGAATGGACGCTTGTAAGGCTTAACAGTATTTAGCAGAAAGTCATATTTGAGTTTGTTGTCTAGGTTAGGATAGTAGTTGATGGCATTGGCAAAGAATACCGTGTCTGGGAACTGCGACAAAGCACGGTTCACCACGAAAGCCGGGTACGATTTCTCGTCCTGTTCCGTGAGCATTGTGTTCTGCTTCGTTTTCAGGATCGACGGCAGGATTTCTTTAAACAGGTCAGCCATTACATGTTCTCTGTAAATAATGAATAGCTCGCATCAAACCTTCGATACTATCGCCTAATTGTCCAATCGACCTATTACAACGTCCACATAACCACCCGCGAAATTTTCCGGTTTGGTGATCATGGTCTAAATGTAAAGGGTTGTCTTTTGTCGGAACCACGCCACAACAATCACAGGTTTCGCTTTTTGGTGGGGTGCTAGGGTCGTTTCTAATTCTCTTGACTATAGACGCTCGTTTTTTGATACAATCTCGACACCTTCCATCTAGACCATCCTTATGATGTGGATTCTTGGGGAACTCTGATACGGATTTAGAAATACCACATACGAGGCATGTTTTCACATCAATACATTCTACAGGACCATATATGGTGTATGTGATCATGCTAAATCTTCTAACACCTTTAACACTTCTTCCTCTTGTAGAATCATGACGCAAACTCACATTCAGCCATCATTTCAGTAAGGCAGGCTGTCAGGTTCAATTCCTGATCCGCGACAAACGCTGCCTGATACTGGTACTTCGCAAGAATGATGACCGCAGGCGGAATACTCTCTTTCTTGAGAATGTTGTACAGGGCATCGTAAATCTTACGATACAGCCGCGCAGCATCTTCGTTACCGTGCTGCGAAACCCATTGACGCATATCACGGAAATTGCGTTCCTTCAATGCTCGCACCAAATCAGTGAGAGACACTTCAACGGAGACAGACAAAATACCTTCGTCTACGGTATTGCCGTGCGATACGGAGTATGTCTGCAACTCGTTGATCGTGCGCCGGAAGTCAGGAAAGTGCTTCATGATGAATTGAGCAAGCACCTTCGCATCATAAGCGACACTCTCACCCTTGAGAATGTTCTCAATGCTGCGCATGAAGTCTCGCGCCATCTTCGGCTTTTCTTCTGGCTTCAACTGATAGTCGATTACCGTGGACCGCGAGTGCAGTTCCTTCATGATGCGATTCTTGTAATTGCAGGTAAAGATGAATCGACAATTGTCTTCGAACTCTTCCATTGCAGAACGGAGCGCAGGCTGAATCGAATTGGCATTCAGATAGTCCGCTTCGTCAATGATGATAGCTTTCTTGTCGCCAGTCAGGGACATGGACGATGCATAGCCCTTGATCTTCGTGCGGAAGGTGTCGATGCCGTTCTCGTCGGAACCGTTCAGGAACAGGTAATCCATGTTCAACTGTTCGCAAAGTGCCTTGGCTACAGTCGTCTTGCCCGTACCTGAACTTCCTGCAAGAATCAAATGAGGAAATTCGCCGTTATTGACGAACTCCTGAAAGATGCTCTTCAAGCGATCCGGCAAGACACATTCTTCAATAGTCTGCGGACGATACTTCTCAACCCATAACGAACTCATAATATAACCTCGGAAATCACTTCATATGTAACCCGAATTTTCACAGGTTTATACGGGGGATTAGGATAGGCTTTTACACCTTCTAACCCAAACAACTCAGGATTTTTAATTCCACCAACAACATTCCCACGATACATCATACCATATTCTATTCTAGAATGGAATGTTTTACTTGGGGAACTCGTTTGCGTCCGCAACTTTTTGGAGGGATTCGACTTGCTTTTTAAGTCTTTCATTTTCACTTACCAGTAGAGGTATCATAGTATCATATTGCAGTAATCGTTTCAACTTCTCAGAAGTTTCCTGATTACGTTTATAGTCGCGTTCTGCATGAACATAAGGAAACAACCTAAGAATGTATCGAAGATTTTCGTACTCAGTCTTCCAGTGATCCCGTTGTGTTATTAGCTTTAGAATCTTTTTGCGGAGCCTCTGTTCCCGAACTGCGGCTAGTGATTGGACCATGTGCGGATTCGGACCAATAGGCAGCAACTTCGGCTCTGATTGCTTTCCGCTTACGGAGGAAGGAACGGTATAGGGGTCGCCATGCGTCGGGGAGGGCAAATTGTAGTCCACGTTCTTCTATCCTTTCGAAAACATAATATGTGTAATCACTGATAACGGGGGTGTCGTCATGCCGGTTCTTCATGAGAGGACACCCTGAACCCACTTAATCTAGGGAGCCGTTATCAGAGAGATTCAAGACGACGAACGATATCTGAAAGTTCACTCAGTTTACGATTGACCTGATTAGATTGAACCAACAACTGATCCATCATGGATCGTTGAACAGGAACAGGAATCTTTGCATCGTTGTATCGCTCGTCACCAAGCTTGGCAATGATTGGTGTCGGACCAAACAACTTGTCAGATACCTTGCTCGCACGGTGAATTATTTCAGCAATGAACTTCTCAGCTTCATTAAGCCGATTGGTCAACTGATTAGTGAGAGGTTCTTGTGCGGTTTCACACTGATCAGGTCCGTAATTGCGTTCATCATAGGCAGGACCGGGAGCCGGTGGCGCATATTGTGTGTATCCGTTCATTTCGTCACCGCATCATAAGTGGAGTTGATTTCTTCCTGCTCTGCACGTTCTTCCTCAATGTTTCGCTTGTGGAAGATGCGAGCAAGCTTGCGAGTAATGCGCTTGTTCATTTCGAACTCGGTTGCGCAGCGATTGACAATCTCGCGAATGTTCTCGCGCTCCGCTTCCATGCGGGTAAGTGAGTTGGAGATTTCCTGTAGACACGCCTTGATAGCGACCTTTTGTGTTTGTGTAAAACTAGCCATGATAACCTCAGATAGACGAAAGATTGGCTTCGATTGCCATGTAATATTCAACGGGTTTGTCGATGTTCTTGAACAACGTCAATGCCTGTCCCTTCTTAGCCGGATCAGGATTTTCACGGAACTTAATGTGATAGTTGCCGTCAAGCATCTTCCAGTTTTCAGTCTTGAAGACGTAAGTGAATTTCCCTTTGGTCTTGCCGATTTCGGTCGAAGACATGTCCGATGAATCGTCATTAAGGTCAGTGCAACGAAGGTAAATCTTCTTGCCGTCACCATGAATAATCATGAAT